CACTTGACGTTGTTGTCGCCTGCGAGATCAGTGTTGTAGGAAGAGTCGGAAGTCTCGAACTGCATCTGCGTAAGGGAGGCACGTTTGAAGGTTCCGATCGGATGATCTCCGCTCGAAGAGTTCACCATAGTCGACGAGTAGTTGAACGCCGAAGACCAATCGTCCCATTGCACATTGACTTGCCCCGCTGCCGCAGAAGTCTGGCCCGCAGCCAACGCGGTGCGTGGGTAGAACGTATCCCACTGCGGTCGGAACTCAATCTTGACAGGGACATCATCTGCCCATCCGTCAGAATTCTGTCCGGTGCCCGCGTTCTCTTCAAAGTCCGACTGCGACATTGCCGGACCCTGCAAAATCATGTCGCCGTTGCCTGTCACCTGATTCAGTTCATCGAAAACGTACTTGTTACCGTTGATCCAAATCCACAACACTGGAATGCCATAGTTGTCAATGTAGTCCTGACCATCGCTCACCAAACTTCCGTTGGTCAGCCGCACGGTCAAGTAGCCGCCAGTCAACTTGATGTACTGAGCGTTTGCAAAGAGCGTTCCGTCACGAGTCCACGAAGTATTGCTGTCCAGAGTCCACCAGTTGTTCCCACTCGACCAGAAGTTGATCGCGGTTTCCTGCGACTCCCACGGAGTCTTCTCGTCGCCGTAGTCCGTCCAGTTTGAGATTCCCGTACCCGGATCAGCAGTCAGACTGACGATCACGAAATCGTTGCTCATGTTTGTCGGTGCGTGGAACGCGGTCGCACCCGACTTAGACCGAACGAAGTTGTATTCGCCATTGGATCCGGAGTACGAAGCGATGAACCAATCGCGATCGGCTGACGTACCAGTCCGCTCCCACCACAAAGCAATGTATGGTGGGTGGTCACTGAGAAACCCACTATTGACGGAGTTGTCAACCTTTTGGACTTGCACCACTGAGGTGGTTCTTGCTCGGAATCTCCGAGGGACATCGTAAGCGTCTGAGTACGCGACCTCTTCTGGGTAGATGTAACTGGCCGCACTCCATGTCGTGCCGAACTGCTCGTAGGCGACCATCCCGTCTTCGTACACCATGTAGTCGGTAGGGCCGTCGTAATCTCGAAAGCCCGTATGAGTTCCGGGATCTTGGCTCAAGTACACGATGACACGCCGGTTCGGTCCGGGATCACTGCTAACGTCCGTTGACCCATTGCCGTATGAGTGCGTGTACCTGTTCCCGCTTCCAGTTGTTCCGTTCCACTCGTAAACATTCCACTCGGAAAAGTCCCAAATCGCGATGAACGGAGCAAAGCCGGAACTGAGGTATGCGTCACCAGCAGCGTTCCAATGGCTGAACCCACTGCTGAGCGTGTCCTGTCTTCCGATCGCCGAGTACGAAGATGAGGCAGACAACTGATCAATCTGCCCGTTCGTGTACGCGACTCTTCTTCGGAAGTAAAAGATTCCGTCGTCGTAGTCATCCCAATCTACACCAGTCGAAGCAGGCTCCCAGACGAGAGTCGAGCCCGCGTACACCTTGGCGACGGCGGTGCTGCCAACCTTGAGATCGCTGATCGCGGATGATGCTGCTTTGAAGTCTGCCATCAGACAATCACATACAGGATGGTGGAGACGGGGGTGATCGCATCATACTGCGATTGAGAACACTTGATGACGCCGGTGATCGAGCCAGCGGATACGCCAGTCATCGCCGGGCTGGTGACAGGTGCGGTCAAAGCGGCCTGCGCACCGATGTCTGAAAGCACCTCGGCAGCGGTCCTGCTGATGACTTTGGTCCCGATGGCCTCAAGCCGCAGGAATTCGTTAGCGGTTACTCCGGAAGTAGAAACCTGAAGGACATCGTTACTTCCAATCCCAACATCAAGAGCAGCAGCGGTGCCCGAGTCGGTGATATTCGCAAGCGTGTGGGTGTGGTTCGTCCCAGCGGCACCGAGCGTCGTTCGTGCGGCTGCTGCATTTGCGTCGTCAACGAGCGATGCCCCAAAGGCTGAAATCCCGTGGGCGGTGGTGATCGCGTTGTGGGTTGCGATCGAACCAGCAGCCTCAGCGACAGAAGTCAGAGTGGTAGAAACCGCTTGGTTGCTTCCATTCCCGTAGAAGATCTTTCCGCTGTCAAGGTTGGGAGTAGCGTTTGAGCGTCCTGCACCAAGAACCTTGATCGAACCGTTGGTGCCACCACCAGTGTTTGCCTTGAGTACGAACCCGATCTTCTGGATCGCGGCACTCTCTCCGGTTGGAGCGGTGTTGGTGAAATCCCCTGCGGTCGTTGAAACAAAAAGTTCATCGCCAGCAGAGTACGTTCCCGAGGGAAGATCAATGCCTTCCAACGTGCCAAGCGTAGTGATATACACCTCTGCTCCGGAGTTGCCTCCGGTACTGATTACGCCAAACGAAGGCATCTTCGCCGCGTCATTAGCGTCAGCAAGATCGACATCGGGCGTGGTTCCGCTGGTGTATCCAGAGATGTACACAACATCACCAACTGAAAGTGCAGATGCGTTCCCGTTCTTCGCCCGGAACATCACCGAGCCTTCGAGATCCCCGTGAATTTCAGCCCAGCGGAAATCGGCAGACCCAAGGTCCAAAGTCCCATCTGCGTTCGGGATCAAGTCAATGCTGAGACTGCCCGATGTCAAACCGCTCGCGGGAATCGACGTTGCAGCAGGTAAGTTTGTCAACTGCGAACCATCAACCGCAGGAAGTCTCGACGACCCGTCGAGTTGAACAATGTTATTATTACCCGTCCCTACGTCTTCCACTGCCGCGGTACCAAGGCCGAGGTTCGTCCGAGCAGTTCCTACGTTCGCCAGATCGCTCAGGTTGTTCGCGGCCTGAGCCGGAGGTGCAGACGATCCGACGCTTACGACGTGACCCTTGCTGTCGATCTCGATTGCAGCAGGGAATCCGGTGCTTACTCCCGAACCCGAAGCATTGTCGTGTGTGACCGTGATCGTGTCACCGACTACGTTCGTAGAGATCGGAGCGGTCCCGGCAACCTTGATGTTGCCGCTAGTAGTGATTGCAGTTCCGGAACCATTGTCAGCCTGCGGAGTCACCGAAGTAACACTGCCCGAACCAGAAGGAAGATTTGTAAGGGCCGAGCCATCAAGGGCCGGAAGTTTAACCGTACCCCCCACATCAACCAGTTGGACAAGATTGCCCGCATTCGTTCCCGCATCAAGACTAGCGGCTCCACCTGAATCGCTGACCTTAGACAACGGCAGGCTTTGCTGGGCGTAGGAAACTACGCCAGTAGTGGAGTTGTAGGAAAGACCCGTCCCCCCCACTACACTGATTGCCTGCCGAGCGTTCGTGTCGGTGTAGGCAGATCCAGCCGTGCTGATCGTGACTGTTTGTTCTGGGGCAGGAGTCACCACAATAGTCTGAACGTCACCCTGAGTAAGCGTGACGGTCTGACTTACTTCGGTGATCGTTACAGTATCAGACACTAGTCGTGACCTCCGCCTTCACAATCAAAGATCCTTCGAGGATGCGGGTAACTTCGTTTGTGTTGGGCTCGTTGACTGCTTCAACGTCGTAGACATATTTGCCCGCAGGAATGTCAGCAGTATCCCCAGCAGACAATGTAATGATTATCTGATTAGACTGATTGACATGTGTGAAGTCGGCTGCTTCGGAGGTGAAAACCGCCGTGCCACCATACTTGTCCTTGGCTTGCATCCTGAACGTAGCACTGTCTGCGAAGTTCTCGGGGTTGCCGTTGGAAGTCAAAGTCCTCACATAAGTGAGTTTAGAGGTTTCACCTTGATTGATAGTCCAGTCGTATCGAGCGGTCATGGCGACCTCCAAGATCCAGAAAAGAACAGATCGTCATAAGCAGGGTTATCTACGGTCTTTCTCTTGAACGACTTGCCCGTCCTCATCTGCATATTAGCAAGGTTATCCGTGGCAGTCTTGATCGCGGAGCGATACTGTTGGAGGACCATCTGGTAATGACTGCCCGAGATCTTGCGATAGGCTCCCAACTTCATGGCGGAGCCTGCTGCGATTGCTTCGTACAGAGACTGCATCCCAATAGGAGCAATCTCATACTTCACGTTCTCTTCCAGAGAGGTGTTGAAGGGAAGCCTAGTCACGACCTCCCCCAACTCAACGTCATGACTTGCAATGACTCGTTCCTCTACCATTCCGGTATCGGGAAGGATCCGCAAGATTTGACCGGCATACGAGTTTTCTCTTCGGTCCAAAGCGCCAAGCGTTGGCGTGGCGTCGATGACCAATGTGCTTCGGTCGCCACGCATGGTGCCACCCGTTGCGTAGTGAGGCATCACGTCCCCGCTTGGAACGTAGTACACCGTCCATGTATTCTCTGAAAGTTTCGGATCGAATCTCAGGGTGTTTCCTTCTAGAGCCCATCCGACTCCTTCGGGATGCCATTCAATACGCGGCTTGAGGTCTTCACAAATCCTCCCGTCAGAGTCAACCCTACTGATTCGCCACACTTCCCCAATGCTGGGGGGCAACTGATAGTACTCGGTGTTTGCGTCGGTTTGAAACTCAAACCGCATAACTACCGGATTATCCATGTTCATGTTTACACGCGACAACACGTCAACCATCGACGGGCTGATGATGTGGCGTACAAGGAAGTCGTTGTCGTACTTGGCGTCAAAGTCAGGATCATCGAGGTAGCCTCGGATCCGCTCAATGACGGTGTACAGGAATGAGCCGGTGCTGTGCATTATGCCACCCTAATTGCACGAGGAGATGCTAAGGTTCTGAAAGCAGCATGTTTCCTCATATGGGGATCGGTCAAGAGTTCTTCGAGGATTTCATTATAGCCTTGCCTATCAATACCACGAAGCAAATCAAAGATCGGTCCCAAGGCTTCTTCTTCACGCGCCGTAGGATTAGTGGTATCTAAGCCGCTTACTCCCCCACTCTTCCGCTTGACTGCGGTACCGCCAAAAGGAGTAAGCATTGCAGCCTTGAAATGCTCGCCTTCAAATCTGCCTTTGCCCCTGTATGGAACATTTCTCTTTGCAAGAAGTTCGTTTAACTCCCCTGAATTTCGTTTGATGTAATCTTTCGCACGATCTTCAAGAAGCCCAATACTCCCAACATCAAAGCGAAGAGACTTCTTTGGAGCAAGCAATCTCATGATGCCGGGATCAATTCCCTCGGCAGTTAAATACTTGGGATCAATGTTTTTCTGTAGACTCCCATAATGAGCAAAGTCTTCTAGTGTGGGGTCCCCGGTAGCCTTTCTAATCAAATTCCCCAAATGCTTTTCGGCTTGCCTTATATCGGTATAGCCGTAAACCCCTCTACCTTGATTAGCCCCCATGCTCAAAGCAGGGTTGGCCTTTACCCCTTGCATGACTCCCGCAGAAGGAGTGGCGTGAAACAATTCCACAAGTTCATCAAGAACCTTAGTAAGACTTCTAATTGAACTTAGAGGATTAGCCATTAGGTGCCGCCGGTGATGATTCGGCCCTTAGCCGAGTTCATGAGATCTTTCTTGAATTCTACAGTTTCTGCCGTCTCGTTGTTGTTCCATTTCTTTGAACGAATGGATTCGGCGATAGCATCATTCCCGGTACTCCGGCCTACCCAATCAGCAACGCGATGCTTTTCTTCGATATTGTCACGGGCAATTCGCCTCTTGGAGTTAGCCCTGTCTCGAATCCCTCTCTTCATGGATTCGGCAATTTCTTGGGCAGGACGCAGGCGGTTCCGAACCCAGTCCTGAGTGGGGGGATGCCAGTTGGGTGGCGACGGGAAAGCCTCCAACTCCATGACAATCCCAACCCCATCACGTTCAGGATGATAAATCCACTTGGACAACACAAAGGTTCCAGCGGATTTATGGTGATAAACAAAAAGATCTTCGATGCCGCTAAAACGTCGAGCCCATAAAATCCAATCTGAATCGGGCAAGATTTCGTGGTCTTCACCAAGAACAAGGCCCATACCTGCGGCGTGGGCTCTTGCGTCAAATGTGATTTCTACGTTCTTCATTTCTTCTTTCTCTTTGATTTCCAAGAAACGCGAGCAGGACCCTTCTTCGCAGAAGTTCCCTTTTTCGTACATGCTGCTTTGGTGGGACGGCAAGCGGGGTAAGGCCGCTTGCTTCCGCCCTTTGCTGACTTGCGACCGCATGCCTTACCCGTCTTGCAGTCAATCCAGCCCTTGCCGTTGTTCTGAGAGAACCACTTCTTAAGACCAGTTTTCTTCTTAGCCATCAGCAGCAGCACTCCCTCCACGTCTTACCACAACGTGGACAAATCATCTCAGATGCCGGGGTCACTTCTTCTTGCCCCCGGTGCCCCAGTTCTTTGCGCCCTTCTTACGGCACTTGACGAGGGCACCACTGGCATAGGCAGACGGCCACTTCTTGTAACGACTCTTGACCTTGTGGTAACAAGCGTCCTTCTTGCCGCCCGTCTTCTTCTTTGCCATTACTTCTTGCCTCGCTTCTTACCCTTCATCATCTTGCCACAACCACCGGGCTTCATAGCCTTCTTGGCAGCAGCCTTACCCTTCTTGGTGTAGGGGTACTTCTTACCGTTCACGCTTGGCATGTCAGCACTTCCATCTGCGGCGAGCCTTGCGGAGCCGACTGTTCGGATCCTTGGCCGCCTTGGGGAACTTCCTCATCTGGCCCGCCGACCGGGCACAGAACGACTTCTTACGGGGACCACCTCCGGGCTGGGGAGCCTTGAGGTTGGAGCCCGTCTTTCGATTGATGGAGGCGCGGCCCTTGGCGGTAAGCCCGCCTTTCTTGGACTTGCAGCCGCTCTTGATCGAGCAACCCTTCATTGCGCCCTTCTTCTTGACCTTCTTAGCCATGATGGCCTCCCCGAAAGTCGGGGAGGGGGGACTATGCCCCCCTCCCATGACTACTGAGATCAGTCGTCAGCGTAGACGCGGTCCTCAGTCACACCAGTCAACTTGAGACCGGCGGGCTGATCCGGGATCAACTGCATTCGCAGCATACCGGGCATCTGGACGGCTTCCGTCATTCCCTTACCGTTACCAAGAAGGTACGGGAACTTCACGCTGCTACCGCCGGTGAGGGCAGGAACAACGAACCGGAACGGAACGTAGGAGTCCGCTTCGCCCATGTTCTGGAGACCAGCGTAATCAGGCGGCACATACCGCTTCCAGTTGTTGCCGGAAGTCTTCCATCCGTAGACGGTTTCCTTCTCGACGTAGTTGGAAGTGTGGCCCTTGTAGGTACGACCCTCGAACGTGAAGGCAAAGCCTTCCTGACTTCCCTCGCTGTTGAGGTTCGAGAGGTTGCCGGTACGGTCGATCTGGTACTGACCGATCTTCTGGGCTTCGTAGGAAAGCCACACACCGTCCGACGCCACAAGGCTGTCAATGGTCTGGCCGTACTTCATCTTCGCCACATGGAAGCGACGGAGGTACTGACGCAACTTGTGTTCCGTCAGAACGCCGACACTCGTCTTGGTGAAGGACTTGAACTCGGGGTGGACATCGACATCAATTCGAGCCGCGGTGTCCGTCGCAGCCTCGCCACCAAGAAGGTTGCCGCTAGCCTTGAGCCAAGAGTTAACACCAGCAATACCCGTGAAGGACGGGTTGCCGACGCTACCGTCGCTGGTTTCACCACTGTTGGCGTAGACGATGATGTCGCCGTCAGCAATAACAGTGTCAAGACCTTCGGGCGTCACGACGCGGATCAGACCAGTGAGGTCATCAACCGAAGCGACATACGCGGCCTTGCGAGTCGAGTTGGCTCCGTTACGACGGGTGTTGCCGTTGTAGAAGTCAACACGCTGACCAGTGAAGAAACGGTCGCCCGCAAGTTCGTCAGTCTTGAAAGTGACCGAACGAACGCTGCCAGCAGTAGCAGTGGTGCTGCCAGAGCCTTCGAGGGAGTCCTCGTTGGCGACGGTGCTGTCCACGGTGCCGAGACGGTACGAGTCGTTCTGCGACAGGTACCAGTAGTTGCAGAGCGTGTGGCTCAGGTTCTGAGCAAAGCCCTGAAGGATCGGCGAAACCACATCACCAATGACCGCCGGGGTGGCGTCCATCTGAAGTTCACCAAGGGTGAGCGACAGGTTGGTGTACATAGCCCGCATCGGGATGGTGAGCCGGAAGGTCTTCGGCTTCGGGCCATCCATCGGATCGGGGAACACGCTGGTGGTGTTCTGCCGAAGGATGCGGCTACCAGACGAAGTGGAGTTCACGTCATCGCCGTACAGCATAAAGTCGTTGGCAGGTCCACCCTGCTCAATGACGCCGGTCATGCCGGTGCGGTACAACTTGTTGACCTGAAAGTCCTTCGAGAACTCGGAAACAGGACCAACGCCCTGAGCCGAGACGACAGTATCACGCCAGATTGGATCCAGCGTCGGGAGGATCGTGTCGATCTGCTTCGACAGGATCTCCTCGATTCGCGTGGACTCGCTATCAAAGAGCGTGCCCACGGCATTAGTAGAGGCCGTATAAGCCATTGTGAATTACCTCACGCTTTAGATTCGCCGCCGGGATCCGACAGCGAACGGAGCAGTTGATCAGAAGTCCAGTCACGCAACTGGGCTTCAACATCACCGAAAGTTTTGCCCTTGGTGTCTGGCACCTTGACGGGCTCCTTACGGTGAAGAACTTCGGTCTGCCCCGCCGTTTCCGGAACTCGTCCAATCTTGGACGGGTCTCCGATTACTGTGAGCATATCCTTTGCAACAGAATTAGCCGCTTTCTTAACTTCTTCGCTTACCCACGAATCTTCAAAAAGCCCTGCTTGATTTCTGCGATTCCGAAGGTTCTCAAGTGCCTGAGCCCTGACTCTTTCAGAAACGCTCTCGCGGGCAGCCTTTGCTTCTTCTTCACTTCGATTGGTACCAAGCCAATCCATAAGAACTTTACCATCGCTATCCGTACTAATAGCACTAGAAAGAGAATTTTCTAGATTTTGTTGGAGCATTTGAGCCCGCATCTTCAAGACCTGATCATTCAACTGATCCGTCCGGGGATCTTCAAAGTTCTGGCGTTCCGGGACCTGCTCATTCTTCTCGGGCATTTCGTTTCCTTGGTCGTAGACTTGAACCCATTCTTCCACCTGATCGGGGTCGTAATTCATATCAAGAAGAATCTGGCGGGCGTTGTGCTTCTTGACTTCTGAATCAGTATTGGGATTCATAAGTCGAGAAGTGGCTTCTTTAAAACCTTCGAGGTGGTCCGTGTATTGACGAAGTTCCTCGTAATTCTTGGCAGTCTCAGCCAGTTCCTCTGGGGTGTATTCTTTACCCCCCACATTAATGGTGTTACTGACTGGGGTTTCTTGAGTCTCTACCGTTTCAGGAGTAGGGGACTCGTTGGTTTCTTCTACCATAGTTGTCTCTTCAGCCAATGTTCGCTCCTTGAATCATGCCGGGTCCGGGCTGAGGTCCGGGGCCAGCGGGGGGAGGTGCTTGCTCTGCAAAGAGTGCTGCCGAATCAGGATTCGGAACCATTGCAGGAAGCGAAGCACCCATGAATTGAATCAATGCTTCACGATACTTCTTGAACTCGTCAATTACAACAGGGTCCGCCTTCATCATAAGAGTTCCAGACATGAATGAAGACAAGACCCTCATTTGAATTTCAGGCTTGGAGGTATGGGGTGTAATGACCACCTGTCCCGGCTCTGCTCCATTGCCATAAAGATTCAGGATGTTCTGGACCACCTGCTCATAAGCGGCTTGATCTTCGTCAATCCACATCGCAAAGTCCAAGCCTTCCTTCAAGGCGAACAACTTAAGCGAGTCTGGGTCCATCAGGCCCGCTTGGAACATCTGCATGGCCTCTTGCTTGCGAGCAACCTCTGATCGAGGATTGATCTGCCGTACAGAGAACGTCAAATGAGCCACGTTGGGAATTGGGTTGTTCTTAAAAGATATCTCGCTCGTATCGAAATCAATCACCGCACCAGCAAGATTCAAGTCTAAAGACTTGACGGGAATTGGAGCAGGGTTAATCATCAACTCCCTGCTGGCATTCGAAAGCATACTTCGATACATCTTGCCCCACGCCTGCACAACACCCATGGTCGGGTTTGTCATTGCCCGATTGATCTGCTCGTCGAGGAACTGAAGTCCAGTCGCAGAATCGACCCGGCCCTTCTCGGCAATAAGATCCTGTACCGGATTGATGCTTTGCATCAACTGTTTTGCGAACGCGGCAGTCTTGCCCGGCACATCGCCTGCATTGTGAGGTTGGATAGTGAAGGGGCTGAACTTTTCGTTTAAGGGATCAGGCTGATACGAGATCATTCGCAAGCCGTCTCCGACTTCACGAAGGATGGATCGTTCGTTAAAAGATCCCTGCGGCATCACAACAACGCCGTACCTGTCTAGATTCTTGATGTTGTTGAACAACGCCTTCAGCATCTTCTCCATCTCGCGGTTAATGCTGAAGAGAAGATCAAAGAGACCAGCGCCATGGAAAGAACCGTTCTCCATAAAACGGGCAAACCCGATAGGGCAGTATGTCTGAGAAGAACTAAGGTCCTGATCTTCAATCAGGTAGTCTCCCGAACAAACCACATATCGAGAGCAAGTACCCCTGTCCCCATCAATCCAAAGTTCCCGAACCCGGACAACCGTCATTGAATCGGCACTAGTTGTCTTGTACCCCTTCGTGTTGAAGCCATTGCCCGTAAATCCATGATCTTCAGAGACTTCGGGGTCCTCAAGAGGATCCCCAATCTCCATTTCGTAATACTCGCAATCCTCCAGATTCCTTTTGATCTTGTCCCCAAACTTCTCGACAAGAGTCTCAAGAGGAACCATTCTCTGTCGAATCATTCCACATTGCTTGGTGTAGTCTTGACCAAGGGATGGGAATGGAAGGATTTCCTTCGGGTGAATTACCTCTAAGTCCGAAGTAAGGCCAATCGTATCGTGGTTTGTGATATGGCCTTGGATCCCGCAAGAGCCCAAAGAAGTAAACAAGTGGGCAAACTTGGTAGATACTTCTGCAACCTGCTCATCAGAGACAAGAGAATCCGCAAGCATCTGGGCTGTTGCCCTCTGCCGGATCATCGGAAGGCTTGTGCCAGTCCGAAGAATCTTGGGGCGGAGGTCCATAGAGGAAAGACGGGAAGATGCCCGGTCAATCGCCGAGAGCATCTCCTGACTCTGAAACTCCATGTTCCCCTCTTCGTCAAGATAGTGGGGGGACAGATTCCCAGACACGGGATCAAAGACATCAAACCTACGCATACCGTTCAGGTAGTAATAGGTGAGCAGCCAAGTAATCCGACGATAGGAAAGTCTTGCGATTTCCTTTTCGGCGTGATCACGAATGACCTGACAAATCTCAATCTTCTTCTTGGGCAGTTTGAATCGGTGCTGAGACATGTCGTTCCTTTGCGGCTACGCCCCCCGGCTTCCAATGGGACGGGACATCCATCGGGTTAAAGTTAATACCTTCCAGATTAATTTCTCCCCCCACTCGGGCAGGATTCTGGACAGGCACATCGGCATTCTTATCGTGACTGTAATAGGCACGAGCCATCGCTTCATAAAGAAAGTACGGAATTGTTACTTGTTGGAACGCAGGATCAGACCCGACTGGGTCCAACCTCAGGTCCTTCGGAGGCTCTGGCGAGAAGTTCATTTACAAATTCCGGACTAATAGAGTCTAGTTTATACGCGAGCGGAGTTCCTGCATCATCCCTTAGTTCGCCGTCGAGCATCTTTTCTTCGGTCGTTCTATCGTCCACGATGTCCTCGGGATTCCGCATGATACGGCCCTTGAGGATGTTACCTGACATAGAAAGGGTATCAAGATGGTCGTCTTTAGCGAGACCGCCATCGGCAACCTCCGGGTTGAACTGCTCGATCTGGTCGAATAGGTTCGTCCAGTGGCGGTCCATCCGGCGTTCGAGCGGGAACTTGATAAGGCCGTTCTCGAACCGGAACTGGAGAGCCCCGATCCGGGCGGACTTCGAGATCATGCCCACCTTGAGGGGCACGATCTTAGGCATGTGGGCTACCCCGAACATCTCGGATGCTCGCTGCTTCACCAGACTATCAAGGTTCTGGTAGAGGGCGATGCTCTGGCGGACTACTTCCGGGTGGATGGACGGCACCTTCCATTTGTCTGCAATCTGGAAGATGTTCTTGATCAGGGTGTTCTCATCACACTGGGCACCCCAGACATCAATAACAAACAACTCATTGTCTGGCGTAGCCGCCATCACCATGCAGACCTTGAAATCTGAATCTCCGGTGGCTGTCCAAGAAGTATCCACCGTCATGAAGACCCACGATTCCTTCAAGAAATCGCAGATCGGCATCTTCTTGGTATCGCCTTCCTGATCCTTCCAATTAATGAGGGTCGCGGATTCTCGGGGGTTGAGGCCATAGTCGGCATCTACGCTCGTCAACCACCAGCGATGGCTGTCGTCCAGTTCGGGGAAGAACTGGTCTTCACTACTACCGGGATCCGCCATGTACTCCGACGCGAAGTTGGCAGATCCGATCTGCTCCTTGATTTCCTCAAGGCTAATCCGCTCTTTGAGACGAGGATCGTTTTCCTTCTGCCTTCTGTCTACCGGCCACATCTCGGGCCAGCAAGAAACCATCTCGTCTTCCTTATCCTTATAGGCAGCCTTGATGATCATCCGGGACCAGTGGTCGAATCGGGGATCACGAGCCTTCAAGCCATTGGCGGTTTCCTGAGTCTCCATCGCATACCACGCATAGTGGCGACGGCTCACGAAGGTAGCCAGCCACCGGAGGCTGGTGCCGGGCCTTGTGATCATGGGCATGACCACCTTGAAGAGCAGGGTGTCCATGTACGAACGGAGGACGGACATCGAGGTCGATGCACGCGGATCGTACTCAGGGTCATCAAGGACGTAGCAGCGGGGACGACCACCACGCTGACGAGACTCTGACGAGATCGCTCGGAACCACGAGCCGTTCTTCAGATACATCAACTCAATGCCGAAGGACGCTTCACCACGACGAGGCACAATCCGGTTGTCGTCGAACTCCGGACTCCAATCATCGAAGATACGGGAGTTCTGTTGGAACTGCGTCTTGATGATCTGGCCGGTCTGCTTGGCGTTGTCGTTGGTTGAGGTCGCGTAGATGAAGGAGTAGCCGGGTCTCGTCAACATCTGAAGAAGGATGGACTTCCGGATGCAGTTGGACTTGGCAAATCCTCGCGGTGCAATGGCAATGGATGCCCGGTTCTGTGCCCACTCCTTATAGATGCCCAAGTGACCGTCCGGTAGGGGGACTGGATCCTCGTCATAGAACATCGGGTTGAAGTCGTCGGCTTCATCCGGACATAGATACCAGTGGTCAAAGAAAAGCATGGCCCCGATGAAACGATCCGCCTTATCTTGCGGGGTCGTTACGGGGACAAGCCATTGGCGACAGGCATTGACACGGGCTTGGCGTTGGCCGTCTTCCGTCAACTCCATGTAGTCGGGAGGCAACGGAAACAGTTCGTTACCCTCAGCCCTTGTCTCTATCCTTTTGATCCGCATGGAGTGTTCCGTTGGAAATCATGAGGGTGACAGAGATTCTCGCCATGGTCGCAACGAAAGAAATTTCGCTGTGGGCCACCATGGAGTAAGGGTAGATGTTGTCGAACACCTGAAAGAAGTAAGGAGTCGGCTCATCCTTTTGGATGTAAGAGTCGTAGATGAGAGCCCCAAAACGCTCTCGACTACCGACCAGACCATCAACATCCTTAATCGCCAAGTCGAACAACACCTGACCCGCCGATCTCGCCAGACCCATCGGTCCCATCTGCTTCATCTGATTCAGAATCAGTTTTTGCCGGGGCGAGATACTGGGCAGCAAAGTCTGGGTTTTCGGGGAGTTGGCTTCTGTGGGTCGTGGCTTTGAGACTTGAGAGGAGTTTTTGGTTGCGGGTGATCCTGACACTCTTGTTTCCTTCCTTGTCTGTCGCGGTGTACTCCTGAGTCGTAATGAGTCCGTTCGCCTTGGCGACTTCATTGAGTACTCTCCGCAACTGGTTATGGGCTCTGAGAGCGATCTTAGCGTCTGGGTCTCGAAGATGTTGGACAAGGGTCGCAATCTCTTCTTCGATCGTGAAGGAATTCATGTCCAACGCTTTTGACGCAGCGTCCGCATCAAAGAACGAAAGGATCTTCCCCCCACTCTCTTCGTGTTGCCATTCGCTCAAAGTAGTTTCCTTAACAACTTAAATGTATCCATATAAGGATCTATGCGTGTTGCAAACTTGCTTATTCCCCCTTCTGGGAAACTGCTGATCTTACGCAACTCTCTTATTTCGGGTCTCGTAGTTGGGGGTCTTGTCGAAGTATCCCTAGCAACCCTGTCAAACATAGCGTCAGTAGAATCAACTTCATTCTTAAGAATATCGAGAGTGGCCTCTAGATGTTCAATTCTACGGACTTGAGCAGAGGACACTTGATCTACCGGAACCGCTGCGATCGCAGCCCTTCTTCTCTTAATGTCATCTGCAATAATCGCAGCCGGTCCCTTTTGAGCGACAAGATTTTCTGCTGCGTCATTAACTGCTTTATTCGCCTTCTCTAGAGCAGCAGCCCTTTCTATCGGGTGAAACTCGTCAATATTCTTTGGGGTAGAACCCACCCCATCATTCTTGACAATTTGCCTAGCGACCTTTCTGGCATACTCGCTTGCTTCAGAGGGCTGCATTCCTGTGTAGTCCCCTGACATCAAGATGTTGCCCCTCTGCCTATCAATCTCAGAAGCCTCAATTTCTTTAAGTCGCGTGGCGGTAAGGGCTGGTTCTGGTTTGTCCTTAGGGGCTTTGGTTATCCTAATAGGCCCGTCCTCAACCTGACGCATAACGGTTTTCCTAAGGACTCTCTTTGGCCCCTTAGTCCCCTTTACTGCGTCACCACTACGCTTATCCATTACAGCGATAAAAGAACCCGCAGCAGCACTCGGAATTCTGAAGAACCTCAGGTTATGACCACCAGCCGGAAGTTCAATACGGCCCTTTTTAATTTGATCCCTAATGCTGATTTCTAGATCAGAGCCGGGCTCAATTTCAACGGCGTTTCTTTCCTTAAGAAACAGATCCATCCCATCAGATTCATCAAAAGATGGTCCGACCAGATTTCCGATCTTCTTGTTTCGATGAGTTCGATCTTTACTCTTGCCGGAAAGTGTCGATCGTTCTTCTTCCGAAAAACGACTAACTTCAAAACCAACCGTGTCAAATACCTGAGACCCCAGATTAGAAAAACCGGGGACAATGACCCTTAGGCCAGTAGGCGTTCGGTAAAGTTCGTAGTTACCAATGTTAGGAAGGTAATTCTTAAGTTTCTTTCTCTGCTTTGCAGGAAGGTCCTTAAGGGTAATCATCTTCTTAATCCCACCAACGGCTCGCCTCTTTTCAGCGATAGCCTGTTCAGGTGTGACCTGTGAAAGCGATTGCCCTTCCCTCGGGGGAGTAGTCGCAATGGCTTGTCGGCTTGCTCCCCTCAGGTTTCGAGGACCTTCTATTCCTTCCCTAAAGTCGTCGGTAAATCTTTCATGGTTGTGGATGCGAGGATTACCGTCAACACCCTCAAACTCTATGTCGTATGTTTCAGCCCTTCTGGTGTTGTACTCAGTTTCGCTGATAACTGTTTTTACAGTGGGGTCTAAATCTCCGGCCTTCAAGGGTTCGTCGGGGAGCATCTTAGCAATCAGAGGGTCTGTCGCCTTCCTCCGGTAGATGCGAGTGCTAGTCCCACCCCTGCCGACTCTTGTCGGATCGTTGACAAGATCCTTGTTGGTAGCAGCCGTCCTTCCTCCCTGTTCTTTAGTAATCTTCTGGTCGAAGAGAGAAGCCCTTTCCGACATATCCATACGAGCCTTGTTGGGGTCTTCGCCCAGTCTCGGGAAGTCTTCTTGCTGCCTAGACATTTCTGTCGTGGGATCAATTACGCCCTTTCGTATTTGCTCCTCGACCTTTGCCCTTGTCCTTAGATTGTCCACCCTCTCTTTAAGGATCTCTCTCTTTCTTTCCTTTACTTCTTTTTGGCTAAAAATAGGACGCTGTTGCTCAGCGGTTTGCTTGAGGATCGAAGATTCGAATCGAGACCCGAATTTACCACCCCTCTCAACAGTGCGGCGACGACGCTGAGGCGTTGAACGCTTATCGCCCTTCTGCCTCTTTCCAGCAGACCCTTCACCAAACTCCCTCACAAGCGACATGTAGGCGTCGTCTTCTAGCCTTGCGTTAAGGTTCCTCAACTCGCTGTTAAGAAACTTCTTGCCTTCAGGCGTCTTGACGAATTCCAGCATCTCGTCACGAACACGACGAGACCCGCCTTCCGTCTGTCTTTCTCCTTCTTGGATAAGAAGGAGAGCCTCTTTAGTAGTAAGCCCAAGAGTCTGAAGAATAGTCGGCATGTGTCACCTATCAGTACTGAAAACTACCGGGGGGGAAGTTACTAAGGGGGTTTTGCGGTTGAGGGACCGGGGGATAATGAGCGTAGGGGTTTGGACCAAAGACCCCTTGAAGTGGGTTGGGTCGGCCAGTAAACCCATAGTTTCGAGGTGCAAAAGGACCCTGCTGGATACCGAACCCGCCTTGGTTGTAGTTGGGGCTAATCAAATTCCCAAATCTATCCTTGGGGCCGTAAGCATCTTCAATGGGAAAAAACTGCGAGCCATCTTCACTTCTATAGAGGGCAGGCTTTCCGTCATTGTGTATAGCACCAAACTCTAGCCCTCGTGCATATGCAGGATTATCTTCAGGAACTGTCGATGGATCGAAATGCAGACCTCTCACATAACCACCTTCCCTCCCGCCCCTAAACTCAATATCGGGTCTATAGCCAACGATTCCCTCGTTGCTCCTTCGGTTGATCTGATCATTAGGAACTTCTCCTTCGCGGGGACCATCAGCCCTACGAAGATCGGAGGGATTATCCGTGATAATGCCGAGAGGTCTTGCCCCTCCAAACTTCCCCTTTGAGTTCAACTCAGTCGCATATAGCCCGCTGTTCTCAAAGCCGGGAGGGTTATATGGAGGAGGAGCGGGGGGTGCTGGTCCAAGGCCAGAGTTTTCAAAGCCGGGAGGGTTGTAACTGTTGTTTCTATGCTCATCAGCAGCAATTACACCAGCACGACCCCGTAGGCCCCCCAGAATAGAATTGCCTTGAGTTTGAGGCTGATTAGCGACGTAGTCTCGAATTGCGTCCTGCTCAGCACGCATTGCATCAGGACCCATGACCTGAGTTGTAGTCTGGCCTTGGGGTCCATACGCTTGGTTTGCAGGAAGGTTTACAGGAACAGAAGCACTACGACCTTCTTGTCCCATCAATGCGAGTGCATCAAGAGGCCCCTTGTCGGGTAGAGGGTTTTCTTCTCTAAAGCGTTGGATCTCACGAGATCGCTTCATTTTATCTACGTCTTTAGCGATTCCTTCGATGGCTTTAAGTTCTCGGTCGGCAAGTTTATTTGCGGCCTCAAATTTGGTTTTATTTTTTCTTTCCCTTGTTTTCGCCGCATTCGATGCTATGAATTCACTGCGCCGGTCCGCGCGCCCCTTCTTACGGGCTGCTGCACGTTCTTGCAGTTCAGTCTTTTTCGCCCCGCTGCTTTGCCCCCCACTCGACTTCCGGGTCCCTGCCCGAGCCCGAGTCGGATTGTTCACTTGGGCATTGGCAACTGCTGTGGCGGTATAGGGGTTGTCAACCCGCTGTCGTCGAGAAGAGGACCCTCTCGCCGCAAGCATCTGAAGGAGTTGCATAACCTCCCTCATCCCCACGTTTTGATTATTCTGAACTGCACTTACTGACTGCTGAGCCATTTTAAACCCCTTTGACGGAATTCATTAGATGAGTAATGTCACTCAACCCGCCACTTTAGCGTCCCAAGAACCGATGCAGGTTGCACGATACCTTCTAAACACTAGGTTCTCCACCCCCAATAATAGAAACGGATTGTGGTTTTGGCGTGGTAATTTTTACGAGTGGTACGGAGAGAGGTGGCAGCAGCGAGATCGGGAGTGGGTCGAAAGTGCTATTTGGGTGTCGCTGGAAAATACGACGTTCTCCCAGCCAACCAACACCGGAACTCGTCAAGTTCGGTACGCACCCAATATTCCGAAGGTGCAGGGGGTCATGAGAGCGTTGCAGGCAGTCCAGACCTTACCTCATGAAAAGTCTCCAGTGTGGCTGACCGCCCCCAAGACGAAAACCACAAGAACCTTGGTTTCTTTTGCAGACACTATCTTGGATGCAAAGACCGGCGACCGCTTTGAGCGGGACGAAACCTTCTTTGATCCGAATGTTCTGCCCTGTAACTTCGAGCCGGGGGCAAAATGTCCTACATGGCACAAGTGTCTGGAGGAGTGGAGCGGGGGTGATGCAGAATGGTCGAGGCTTTTGCAGCGTATGTTCGGTTATTGCCTGCTTCCTCACCGCGATTATGCCAAATGGTTCCTGATGTATGGCAAGATCCGTGGCGGTAAGGGTACGATCATGACGATCCTTAAAGCCCTACTCGGCGAGGGCTACATGGGCACCTGCCTTGAGGATATCGCTGGTCAGTTCGGGCTCTGGGGCATCGAACAAGCACGGGTGATGGCAATTAATGAAGTCTCTGAGATATCAAATCGTGAAGGCGAAGCCGCTTGCAGGGTCCTCAAGTCGATCGTGGGTAAAGACCCCATCTCCATCAACCGCAAATTCGAGCAGCCTCTCCGGAACGTGGTCGTGGACGCCGTCCCGATCATGCAGTCAAACGAGATTCCGCGTCTTCCCAATAAGGGGCTCGGGCTGTCTGGGAAAATGGTGCTTCTTCCCTTCACGGTGAGTTTCGCAGGGCGAGAGAACTACCGCCTAGCAGAGCAGTTGCTGGACGAATTGCCCGGTATTGCGTACTGGGCATGGCAGGGTGCTAGGGCTGTAGAAGAAGAATCTGACCCGAAGCGGAAATTTCCCATGCCCGAGAAGTCGTTGGCCCTTATTGATGAGTACCACACCATCAATAACCCCATTGATGAGTTCTTGGGTTCCTGCTTTGAGGCGAAGGAGGGGTCGTTTGTCTCTTCCGAAGCCCTCTATAGTAAGTGGGAAGATTGGAGCCGGGGCCTCAGAGTCCCCCCACTCAGCAAGAACCAGTTGATTTACCGGGTCGTCGAGGGGTCTACTTGGGACATCTCCAGAGCCCGCATAGGCACCAAGAGGACCAGAGGGCTCCGTGGGCTGGCTTTGCGGCCACAACCCGACCATTGACGACCATACCGTGCGGTCTACCCTGAAGGGGCTTCCTGATAGCGGGAGGCCCCTTCTGACCATAGTGACCACACCCTTTCAAAAAGAAGGGTGTTAATGTATGTATGTATAAGGTATGCCCACGCTGCGGTCAGTGCGGTCAATGCGGTCAAAACCCCTGTGACGACGCCGTAAACGGCGACCACACCCGACCAGACTACCCGACCGCAGAATTTTGATACGGGAGGGGCCTTTCTACTATATGTAGGTTTGCCATCGAGGGGCCATAG